TACTGGGGGGGGGGGCAATTTTGGATGGCGACGGCAGAACATTCAACGAGGTTGCATCAAGTGAAGCCAGGTAGAGCTCCTGCCCCAACAAATTTAAAAATCATCAAGGGCAATCCTGGACGCAGACCTGTTAAAAAAGATGATGTATCCCCATTGGTTGGAATTCCAGATTGCCCGTCACACCTCACCGCCGAGGCTCGCTCAGAATGGATGCGAATCACCCCCTTGCTGCTGACCTATCGTCTCATTACCGAAATCGACACTGCCGCGCTGGCGTTGTACTGCCAATCCTACGGTCGTTGGCAGGAAGCAGAAAAGAAAATTGCAGAGATGCGCGAAAAAGGCGGGGACGGACTTTTGGTTAAAGCTCCATCGGGGTATCCAATACAGAATCCCTATCTCGCCATCGCCAACCGAGCGATGGAGGATTGCCACAAATATTTGCAGCAGTTCGGACTCAGCCCATCAGCGCGCACCCGCGTGGTGGTGAGTTTGCAGGGAGACCTTTTTGGCAACACAGACCCCGCATCGCAGTATCTCAACTGACCCGACAACAGCCTACGCTCGATCAGTTGCAAAAGGAAAAATAATAGCAGGCCCGCACGTGCGAGCCGCATGTCAGCGGCATTTAGATGATTTAAAAAATGGCAAAGAACGCGGGCTAGTATTTGACAAAAAATCCGCCGCTCGCGCCATTGGATTTTTTCGCGATGTGCTTTTCCTGAATGGTGGGGAATTTGAGGGCAATCCATACGAGTTGCTCCTCTGGCAAGGATTTATCGTCGGCTCGATTTTTGGATGGAAAGGCGCGGACGGATTTCGCCGTTTCCGCATGGTTTATATCGAGACTGCGAAAGGCAGCGGAAAAAGTCCTCTCGCCGCTGGAATTGGTCTGTACGGCTTGGTCGCAGATGGCGAAGCGCGTGCTGAAATTTACGCTGCTGCCACTAAAAAAGACCAGGCGATGATTCTGTTTCGCGACGCAGTCGCGATGGTTGACCAGTCTCCCGCTCTGCGGGGGGTGATTAAAAAATCTGGGCTAGGAGAGAGCGTCTGGAATTTGGCTTATCTGAAATCGGGCAGCTTTTTTAGACCGATTTCGGCTGACGATGGGCAATCGGGGCCGCGCCCTCACATTGCTTTGCTCGACGAAATTCACGAACACCGCAATGGTCATGTCGTCGAAATGCTGCGAGCTGGCACAAAAAGCCGTCGCCAAGCCCTGATTTTGATGATTACCAACAGTGGTCACGACAAAAACTCAGTGTGTTGGCAGTACCACGATTACGGCTCGAAAGTAGCCGCGCAAAGCGCGAATGACGACAGCTTTTTTGCCTACATTTGCGCGCTGGACGAAAACGAAGACCCGCTCAAAGACGAAAAATGTTGGCACAAAGTTAATCCCAGCCTATCCGCTGGCTTGCCTGGGCTGAAATATTTGCGCGAGCAAGTCACGCAGGCGCGGGGGATGCCTGCCAAAGAATCAATCGTGCGTCGCTTAAATTTTTGCCAATGGGTTGCCTCCGAGAATCCTTGGATTGCGGGACATGCGTGGTTTGCCTGCCTCGAAAAATTCGAGACAGAAGCCTTGCGTGGTCGGCGTTGTTGGGCGGGGCTGGATTTGTCCAGCACACAAGACTTGACCGCGCTGGCGTTGGTATTCGAGCCAGACGACAGCGACCCGCATTGGAGACTGTTGAATTGGTTTTGGCTACCAGACGATGGGCTGCATCAAAAAGCCAGTCAAGATCGCGTTCCATATCTGGTGTGGCGCGACGCAGGGCATTTGCGCACGATGCCAGGGCGCGCTATTAACAAACTCGCCGTCGCCATCGAACTTGCCGCGCTGGCTGAAATGTTCGACTTGCAAGAAGTCGCCTACGACCGCTGGCGCATCGAAGATTTCAAAATGTTATTGGATCAGGAAGGCATCAGCCTGCCCCTCGTACCCTTCGGGCAGGGATTTAAAGACATGGCCCCAGCCGTGGACGAATTTGAACGCTTGATCATCGGGCAAAACATGCGCCATAACGGTAACCCAGTGATGACCTGGTGCGCAGCAAATGCCGTGGTGCAAACTGACCCTGCGGGGAATCGAAAAGTGACAAAAGAAAAATCCACAGGGCGCGTGGACGGCGTGGTGGCAGCCATCATGGCCATCGGGCGGGCGATGGGTAAGCAGCAACACACTACGCTCACAATAGGCGACGACTACGAATTGATGGTCTTATGAAAAAACTTTTTGACCTAACCATGCTGGCGGGTTGGCTGATGATTTGTGCGGGTACGTTCGCGTTATATGGCGCAGCTATTGGGCTAATTGTCGCAGGCGCGAGTTTAATTACCCTCACCCTGCTAGAAATCGTCCTGCTGAAAGGGAATTCGTGATTTTCTCCGCGTTTTTCAAAGCCGAAGATAAATCCCCTTGGGGTGATTTTTGGTTTGAGCCGACTGGCTCGCGCAGCCTATCAGGTGCGCGAATCACCGCAGATAATGCCCTGCGGCTTTCTGCGGTGTATGCCTGCGTGCGAGTGCTGTCAGAGACATTCGCTATGCTGCCCTTCGTTCTGTATCGAAAAACAGGCAACGGCGGCAAAGAATTGGTGACCGACCACTGGCTTTATCGCCTGTTGGCGGTTCGCCCGAATGAATTTCAAAATGCTTTTGAGTGGCGCGAAATGATGCAAGCGCATTTAGCCATGCGCGGCAACGCTTACAATCAAATCATCGCGAATTATCGCGGCGAAATCACCGCCCTTATCCCATTCCACCCTGATTCTGTGCGTATCGAAATGATGCCCACGAACAACTATCGTTACCACGTCACCGACCGATTTGGCAAAACGCAGATTTTAGCGCGGGGAGATATGTGGCATTTGCGCGGGATTTCGCTCGATGGAATTATTGGTTTAAACCCAATTCAGTTGGCTCGCGACAACTTGGGCGTAGGCATGTCAGCGCAAGAATACGCCGCTCGATTTTATGCCAACGATGCCAAGCCGTCTGGCGGCTGGATTGAGTTCCCTGGTAATTTTAAAGACGCTGCAACAAAAAAATCCTTCAAAGATTCGTGGCAAGAAACGCAAAGCGGCATCAATCGCGGAAAACTCGCCGTGCTGGAACACGGCATGAAATATCACGCCGCCGAAATCAGCAACGACGATGCGCAGTTTCTCGAAACTCGTCAGTTTCAGATTGCCGAAATCGCCCGAATTTTTCGCGTTCCGCCGCATTTAATCGGCGATCTAAGTCGCGCCACCAACAACAACATCGAGCAGCAGTCGCGGGATTTTGTGCAAAACACGATGACCCCTTGGGCGGAACGCTGGGAAGCTAGCATCGAGGCTGATTTGCTGTTGGATGGCGAAGATTTAGAAGCCGAGTTTGATTTTGCCAACCTACTACGCGGGGATACCTCCGCCCGCTCGAACTATTACAGCAGCGGCGTGCAAAATGGCTGGCTCACCCGCAACGAAGCCCGCATCGCCGAGAATTTGAACCCGCTGGAAGGCTTGGACGAGCCGCTACGCCCATTAAACTTGGGCGACAACGCAGCCCTAGAAGACGCAGAAGACGATGCCGAAGCCAGCGAACCAGCTAACCCGCTGGATCAAGATGAAACTGATGACCCCGCCGCGCTACGCATGAATTCGCTGATCGCTGGTAACGCCGCCCGCCTCGCCCGTCGCATGGCGAAGTCGGGTGATTTAAGCGCAAGCCTGATTGCCGAATCGCTCGCTGTGCCGCTTGCGGCTGCCGAGGCTTGGCTTACCAGCCCTGTGGCGGCCTCGCGCTCGGAGTCAGATTTAGCCACAGCACTTTTAACTTTAGGAAAAGCCACATGAACCGCTCAATTTTGCTTGCCGATGCCCTCAACACCCATTGGGCAGTCATTCCTGAGCGTTTGGCCACCTATTCCAGCGTGCTGCACCGCTGGGCAAGTGGTCAGGCGGCGACGCATGATGTTTTGGCGAGCATCGAGGCAGATAAAACCGCCCGTGCTGCGCGCAGCCAATCTACTCAGCTCGCCAGCAGCGGTGGAATTGCGGTGCTTAAGCTGTACGGCGTGATCACGCAGCGCGGCAACATGCTGGACGATCTCTCTGGGGCAGGTGCTACCTCTACCCAAAAATTCAGCAACGCGCTGCGCGAAGCCCTTGCCGACGACAGTATCGGGCAGATTCTTATCGACATCGACTCGCCTGGTGGCAATGTGTATGGCGTGGGCGAATTGGCGGCCGAAATTTTCGCTGCCCGTGGACAAAAGCCCATCGTCGCCATTGCCAACAGCCTTGCAGCTTCGGCGGCCTATTGGATTGGCGCGCAAGCCTCAGAATTTTACGTCACCCCTGGCGGTGAAGTGGGCAGCATCGGCGTTTACATGATGCACCAGGATTGCTCTGCTTACATGGAAGCAGAGGGAATTAAGACCACGTTTATTCAGGCTGGCGCGCACAAAACAGAAGGCAACGGGTACGCGCCCCTTGGCGCGGAAGCACAAGAATTTTTGCAATCGCGCACCAACGACTATTACACCGCTTTTATCAAGGCCGTGGCAAAGGGGCGTGGTGTGAATCTCGATGCGGTGCGTAACGATATGGGGCAAGGGCGTTGTTTCGGTGCAGATGCCGCCCTCGCGGCAAAAATGGTGGACGGCATCGCCACATTTGACGACGTGCTGCGAAAAATGCAAAAGCAAGCCAAATCCACGCGCACTGCTCCGCAACTTGCCCGCGCCCAGCGCGAACTCTCGATTTTGGGTTAATTCCCAACAAAACACCGCACCTCGCTCCATCGAGCGCAGAGCGCAGCCCGATGGCTGGCAGTGAGTAGCAAAAAACCTAACCCGCTTTGCGGGTTTTTTACATCTCGAAAAAGGAAAAAATCATGCACGCAAAAAAACTTCGTGAGCTAAATGCTCGCAAACACGCGGCTGTGGAAGCAGCTCGCGCTCTGACTAATAAGGCTGACGCAGAAGGTCGCGATTTAACCGCCGAAGAAGTGACCGCGTTTGAAGCCTATCGCGCCACCATCGAATCCACCAATGCCGCCATCGACCGCGAACATGTGTTGATTGCCGAAGAAGTGCGCACCGAAGGCGCGCAGGCAGGCATCACGGTGACGGACAATATCACACAAGATCCGAAGCGCGGCTTTGCCTCACTGGGCGACTTTGCAAAGGCTGTGGCAAAAAGTTCTGGCCATCATGCCCAAGCAGATGCGCGGCTGGGATTTTCTGCTGTTGCGCCTGGGACATTTAACAACGAAGGAACGGGTTCTGACGGCGGATTTGCCATTCCGCCCGAATTTTCTGCTGAAATTTTCCGCCTGTCTTTGGGTGAAGATAGCCTCTTGCCCCTTACCCAAAACACCGAGATCAGCGGGAACAGCATGATTTTCCCCAAGGACGAATCGACACCGTGGGGCGGCGCAGGCGTGCAGACCTACTGGCAAAGCGAGGCGCGGCAAGTTGCCGAATCGAAAATTCAGCTTGCCAGCGACACACTCAGCTTGCACAAAATGATGGCTTTGGTACCAGCCACCAGCGAGCTGGTGGAAGACGGTTTTGCGTTGGGCTCGTACTTGCAAAACGTCGCGCCAGAGCGCATGGCATACAAGATGAACGAAGCAATCCTCTTTGGCGATGGTGCAGGCAAGCCGCTAGGCGCGCTGAATTCGCCCGCCGCCGTAATTCAGGCAAAGGATGCCTCCCAAGCCACAGGTACGCTCTCCCCAACCAACTTGAGCAACATGGTGAGCCGTCTCTTGGTTGGAGAGCTGAAAAATGCGGTCTGGATTGCCAACCCAGACATTTTGTCTGCCTTGGAATCCATGACGCTCGGAAGCTATCCGATTTACCTGCCGAACAATTCTGCCTCTGGAAGCGCGTATGGAATGCTGAAGGGTCGGCCTTTGATTTTGAGCGAACACGCCAACGCATTCAGTTCGCAAGGTGACTTGAATTTGGTATCGCTGAAAGGCTACCGCACCATCACAAAGGCTGGCGGAATCCAGACCGCCACCTCGATGCACCTGTATTTCGATGCTGATGCGCTCGCCTTCCGCTTCACCTTCCGCATGAATGGGAAGCCGATTTTGAGCAAGCCAGTTGTGCCGCCGAAGTCCAACAATACCCGCAGCCACTTCGTTACGCTGGCGGCGCGATAGAGACATGAGCCGACTTCGGTCAGCTCGTCACTATCACCCTTAAAAATCGAAAGGAAAAAACATGTTGAATTCAAAGATTTCTGAACGCCTAGCCCTGCTTGGCTCTATTGACCCAGTCTCCCAAGGTGTTGGAACGGTCTCATCTGGTTGGATTTCAGCGGCAAATTTTGAACGCTTCCAAGCCACCGTGCAAACGGGCGTGCTGGGAACGGCTGCGACTGTGGACGCAAAAATCCAGCAAGCCACCAGCGCGGGCGGCGCAGGCGCAAAAGACGTGGCAGGCAAAGCCATCACGCAAATCGTCAAGGCCACAGGCGACAACAAGCAAGCCATCATCGGCTTGCGCGCTGACGAACTAGACGTGAACGCAGGCTTCGCCTATTTCAACGTCAGCATCACCGTTGGTGGCGCAGCCAGCTTGGTGTCTGCCAGCGTACTGGCTGGCAACGGCAACATGCCAGCGTCCACGCAAAACCAAGCCGCCGTCGTTCAAGTAATTTAATCCAACGGGCGGGGGCAACCCCGCTCACTAGGGGATAAAAATGGCAAAAGTAAAATTTCATTCTGATTTTTGCGAAGCAGGCGAGATTAAATTCGCCGCAGGCAAAACCTACCCAGAAACTACCGAAACCACGCGCTGCATCGCGTTGGGGTTCGCAGAATTGATTAAGCAAAACAAAAAAGAGATGGAAGCCGAAGCCGCCGAAGCCTTGCGCTTGCAGCAGGAAGCTGAAGCTGCACAAGAGAGCATCGCTGCGGGTGATACGCCCAGCTTTGCTGAATAATCATGGCTTACCAGCTACTCAGCACGCCAGTCGAAGAGCCAATTTCGCGCGAAGAAGCCAAGGCGCATCTGCGCGTCGATTTCTCCGATGATGACGCGCTGATTAGCGCGCTGATTGGTGCGTCGCGCCAATATGCTGAAATGCGTACATGTCGCCAGCTCATCACTGCCCGTTGGCGGCTCACGCTGGATTCGTTCCCGCGCTCAATCAAGTTGGATAAAAGCCCAGTCGCCTCCGTGACAAGTATCCAATATCTCGACTTTGCGGGCATCTGGCAGACCATGCCGACCAGCGATTATGTCGTAGATGCCAGCACCGAGCCTGCACGTATTACGCCTGTATTCGGCAAAATCTGGCCAATACCTGTGCCGCAAATTGGCTCGGTTCGGATTGAGTTTGTCGCTGGTTACGGCGACGCATCTGCTGTGCCAGAAGGTATCAAACAGTGGATGAAATTACGTATCGGCTCGATGTACGAACATCGTGCCGAAATCGAAATCATTCAGCGCGCTCAGATGGTCGAGATGCCTTTCGTTGACAGCCTGCTCGACCCATTTCGGGTGGTGACGTTTTAATGCCTAGCGCAGGCGCGATGAACCGCCGCGTTGCCATACAGCAGCGCAATGCGGGGCAGGATGCAATCGGTGGGCAGCTTGAAACCTGGGTCACCATTGCCACGGTGTGGGCAGCGATTGAGCCGCTCACAGGGCGTGAGCTGCTTGCCGCGCAATCCGTGCAGAGCGAGGTCACGCATCAGCTGGTGATTCGTTGGCAGGCGATTTTTGCCAACCCCAAAGCCATCGCCGCCATGCGCGTGGTGTACGGCTCGCGTATCTTCAACATCACTGGCGCGCTCAATCAAGGCGAGCGCAATCGCGAGCTGCTGCTGCTGGCGAGCGAAGGTCTAAATCAGGGCTGATGCGATGACGCTGGAAGAGCAATTATTTAACGCGCTCACCGTGCTGGTAGCAGGCAAGGTATATCCCGCCGTCGCGAAACAGGGCGAAGCCGCGCCCTACATTATTTATCAGTCGGTTGTTTCCACCACCAGCAACACCTTAGGCGGCGCGAGCAATCTACAAAACACGCGCATTCAGGTCAGCGGATATGCCAACAACTACGCTGCCGCCGCTGCATTGGGCAAAAACATCACCGCCGCGATGGCGAACGCAAGTTTCACCAACATCAAGCTCACCGACCAGATGCTGTACGAGCCTGATGTCAAGCTGCACCGAGTCATGCTCGACTTCTCCATCTGGTCAACTCTTTAAAAATCGAAAGGAAAAATCATGGCATCTACAGCAATTTCAGCGCAAGGCAGTAAACTCGAAATCGCCACTGGCACTGGTGCGGCAAAAAATATCACGGGCATTACGCAGTCGAATCCTTGCGTAGTAACAATGACTGCGCACGGATTCTCGAAAGGCGATGTTGTCACAATCGCCAGCGTCTCTGGCATGACCCAAATCAACGGTTCCAGTTACGTGGTGCAATACACCACGCCCAACACCGTCGCGCTGGCGGGCGTTGATTCTACGGCCTTCGCCGCCTACACCAGCGGCGGCACGGCCACCCCGCAGGCGTGGACGCAAGTCAACAATTTGGACACGTTCAGCGGCTTCGACGGGCAAGCGGCCGAAATCGATGTGACGAATTTGTCTAGTACCGCCAACGAATTCATCATGGGCATTCCGCGCTCAGGTCAATTCACCGTAACGCTGGATCAGGACTTGTCCGACCCTGGGCAAGCAGCCTGCCTGTTGGCGCGTGACACGGTGGCAAAAAAGAGCTTCCGCCTCACCCTGCCTAATGCTTCAACAGCGACTTTTTCAGGCTATGTAAAACGCTTCGGTACTAGCGGGGGCGTGGATCAAAAAGTCAAAGTTCCAAGCATGGACATCGGCATCACGGGTGCGGTCACCCGCGCATAATCATGTCGCAAACCGTGCGAATCGAGGGGCTGGCGGAGCTGGCTCGCGCACTGCAAGAGTTGCCTCGTGCCGTCAGCCGCAACGTGCTGCGCGGGGCGGTGAATGCGGGCGCGACCGTTATCCGCAAAGAAGTGATTCAGCGCGCTCCAGAATTCCACGGCGACGTAAGCAAAGGGCATCCGCCACCTGGCACGTTGCGCAAATCGGTGAGGCAGAGCTTTTTACGCAATGAATCCAACGAGCGCAAAACGGTGTACGTCGTCTCGGTTCGACGCAAAGCATTTTATTGGCGATTCCTTGAATTCGGCACCGCGCACCAGCCAGCCAACCCATTTTTTCGCCCCGCATTTGAGGCAAAAAAAATGAGCGCGGTCGAGGCAATTCGAGATTATTTGGCAAAGCGCATCCCGCTCGAAGCTGAAAAACTTAACCCAAAAAAATAACAGGAAAAATCATGAGCAAAATTCTTACCCGCGCCGACATCCTCGCTGCGCAAGACCTAAAGACCATCTCCTGCGAAGTTCCAGAATGGGGCGGCACAGTATATGTGCGCGAACTCAACGCGCTCGACATGGAGGCCTTCCAAGTCTCTATTCGAGACGCATCTGGCGCGCTCAAAACCAGCCTGCGCGAACGACTGCTGGCGGTCTGCTTGGTGGATGAATCAGGCAATCGGCTATTCGCTGAGGAAGAATTTATCGAGCTTGGCAAAAAGAATTCTGCCGTCTTGGCGCGAGTATTTGAAACCGCGCAAACGCTGAATGGGCTGGGTGCGGCACACGGCGACACCGTAAAAAACTCCGAGGGCGACCTGAGCGCAGCTTCCAATTCAGGCTCGCCCTTGCCCTAGGCTACGCTCACCCAGACCACCTACTTGCGCAGCTCACCGCGCAGCAGATGGCGGATTGGTATGCCTACGCCGAAATCGAGCCGTTCGGCGGTCTACATCAAGAATTTATCGGCGGACAGATCTGTGCCACCCTCGCGAATTACGCAGGAATGCAGCGCGCCGATGATGCGGGATTTGCCAACGCTGCCGATTTTATGCCGCACCTAATCGCGCCTCCCCGCGCAGACATGCGCCCGCCCGTCATCGAGCTGGCAGACAAAGACGCGCACAGCAAATTGCTCGCGCTCACTATTTTTGGACAGGAGTAGAAAATGCCAATCGGAGGACTTGGGGGGCTTAGTGTCACGGTCGATGCAAATATTGCGAATTTTGTATCGGGCTGCGAAAAAATGGTTTACATCGCGCAAAAAAACTCCGAGGAAGTTGTACGCCACCTAAACAAAATCGACCGCCAAATCCAAAACATGGTCACTGGCTTAGCGGCTGGATTCGGCGCAACCATGTTCGTGGGCATGGTCAAAGGCTCGATCGACGCGGTCGATCATCTGAATGACTTGAATGTCTCGACAGGCATTGCCGTCACCCAGTTGTCAGGCCTTGCCCTCGCTTCCAAGCAGAGCGGCTCAGACCTCGACAGTGCCGCTAAAGCGGTTAATTTTTTATCCAAAAACATTGGCGCAAACGCCGCCGAATACGCGGCTTTGGGGGTGACTGCCAAAGACCCAATCGAGGCTTTCAAACAGCTCTCCGATGTGTTCGTCAGCATCGAAGACCCACAGCAACGCGCTGCGGTGATGGCAAAAGCTCTGGGCAAATCTTGGCAAGATGCTGCCTCATTGCTGGGGCAGGGTGGGCAAAAAATCGGAGAGGTGGTGGAGCAGGGGGCGAAATTAGCCCGTGTCACCCCCGAAATCGCCGACCAGATGAACCGTTTTAACGACACCCTAGACGCATTGCACGTTGCTTCGCAAGGGGTTGCAACGCAAATTGCGGTTGATTTGGTGCCGACTTTGCAGATTTTGGCATCAGATTTTTTAGACACCAAAACGAAAAGCGCAGAATTGGCAAACGACGGATTTAAACCGTTAGCTGAAGCCTTAAAAGCGGTGGTGGTATTGGGCGGGAATACGTCTTTTGTGCTGAAAGCAGTGGGAAACGAGATGGGCGGAATTGCCGCCCAAGCCGCACGAATCGCACAACTAGATTTTAGTGGTGCTGGCGCAATTCATAGTGCAATGGTCGCGGACGCAGAAACATCGCGTAAAGCATTCGATGCGTGGGAATCGAGCGTTTTAAACGCCAATGAAAACGTCGCTGCCGCTGTCAAAAAATCTTCTGACGAAAAGCTCAAAACCGAAGCCGAATTTACAGCGCGCAGCCTGGCGGTGCAGCAGGCGTATGCCAATTCGAGCGTCGCCATTCAGCAGGCCGCACAGCGCGATTTGGCAAAAAGTTTCGGTATGACTTTTTCAGGTGGTGGCCTTGATAAATCCGTTCTGGACAATTTCATCAAGGCTGGTGCTGGGGCGGGCGCGGCAAAAACCAATGCGTTTGACGCACTGATTAACTCGCTCGATACGGCTCGTGCTAAAGCCGACGGCGGGGCGATGGGTGAATGGAATTCAAAAATTGCCGAAGCCGCGAAGAAAAACGCCGCCGCAGGCGTAAGCAGCAATCAAACCGACGTGCGCGCCTCGCTGGGGCAGTGGCGCGACGCGCAGAGCGTAAAAATGTTGGCTGAATTCACCGCCAGCCTCGACAAGCAAAACGAGTCGTATGCCTTCCAAGTCGAACTCATCGGCAAAAGCGCACTGGAGCAAAAACAGCTCACCAATGCGCGGGCAATAGAGACGAAGTTGCAAGACGACATGATCGCTAAAACCAAAGAATTCGGCGCGCTCAGCGTGCAGGAATCGGTGGCGATGGTGAATGCCAGCCGTGCCGCTGCCGAGGCGATGCAAAAGCTCGACGATCAAGCTCGCGCCGCGCAGGGCGTGGGCATGGTGGAAGATTACACCGCCGCGCTGCTGAAACAGACCGAAGCTTTTGCTGCGCAGAACGCCACGGTAGGGCTTTCCGCATTCGAGTCGCAGCAGCTCAACATTTCTCGTGCTGCTGAACTCAAATTGATTGACGAATTGAATGCTAAGACCAAAGCGATGGGCGCGCTGATGGTCGAAGAGACTTTGGCGATGATGAAAGCGAATGACGATGCCACTAAAAAAATGCTCGAAACCAACAAAGCCAAGTGGGATTCCGAACGGGCATGGGCGACAGGCGCGAGCAATGCCATGAACACATATTTAGATGGGGTCACCAACACCGCCGCGCAGACCAACGCCATTTTCAGCAAGGCGTTTAAGGGCATGGAAGATTCGCTGGTGAGCTTTGTCCAGACTGGCAAGCTTGATTTTAAATCGCTCGCCGATAGTATCGTTGCAGATTTTATCCGCATCCAAGTGCAACAAAGCATCACCAAGCCAATGGCTGAATGGATGGGCGGTGCAGTGAAAGCGAGCGATGTTACGCCCTCTGCTGCCTCCAGCGATGGAGGGGGATTCGGCAGCATCATTTCGGCGATTTCGTCCTTCGTGCCGAAGTTCGCGGCGGGCACGGATTACGTGCCGCAAGACATGCTCGCCGTGGTGCATCAAGGTGAAAAAATCGTTCCTGCTGCACAAAACACAGGCAAAAGTGGTGCGGTCAATTTGGTCGTAAATGTCAGCTCTAGCACAGGCAATTTGAGCGAGATTCGTCAAGCCGCAGGGGCTGGCGCACGCCAAGCCCTTGCCATGATGGGAGGCGCGCAACGGTATGCCTAATTTCTTGGAAGAGCGCATCCCAGTGGGCGCACGGCTAGGCGCGAGCTGGGCGGACATGTACAACGTGCAAATTTCGCGTACCTCGTCGGGCAACGAATATCGTCGTCTCGTCCACCCATTCCCCGCACGCCAATTCTCCATCGCCTTCACCACGGAGTCGGGCAATCTGTGGACGCTGGTGATGGATTTATACCACCGCGTTTACGGGCGTTTCGCGGGGTTTCGAGCGAAGTGCCTAGATGATTTTTCCACCAATGCGCAAACCCTGCCCCCAACCGCGCAAGACGAGCCCCTTGTTCAGCTCACCAGCACCACCTTCCGCCTCGTTAAACGCTACGGCGGTGGCAATGCTGCGCTGAACATCGGAAAACCCGTCAGGACATTGTTTAAACCTGTGGCTGGCACGGTGAAAATTGCCGTTGCTGGTGTAGTGCAAAATTCTGGCTGGTCAGTGGACACCACCACGGGCATCGTGACTTTCACAGTCGCCCCCGTGGGCGTAGTCACTGGCGGCTGCGAATTCGATTTGCCCGTGCGCTTCGACACCGACCTGCTCGTGCATCAAATTGACCCGAATGTGCGCGAATTACAAACCATCGCCCTGGTTGAGATTTTGAATCCATGAAGCCTCAAGTCGCCCCCCTAGAACGTCGCACATTTTGCCTGCGCATCGTGCCGAAAATCGGCGCGCCCATTCGCCTCACGCAGTATCCACGCGACCTCGCGATGGGCAATGGCGCGGTGTATTTGTCCTCGTCTGGGTACGATTTTACGGGCTATTCCGCCAGCTCCACGCTCTCCCCTGCGATGGTGGATGTGGAGGGCATCGCGGGGCTGGCAGGCATCGGGGTGGATCAGATTCAGTCGGGCGTTTTTGACAACGCCCGCTGCTATCTTTTTGCCTGCGACTGGGCCGCGCCTGTGGAAGATTTCGAGCCGATTGCCGCGAGCATTTTTGGCAAAACGCACTTGCTGGATCAGCGTTACAAAATCGAAGAAATGGCTCTGGTGGACGCGCTCAACCAGTCGGTTGGCAAAACGTACACCGCCGCCTGCCCGAAGCGGCTGGGCGGGCAGGAATTCGCAGGATGCAAAATCAATCTCGCTGCCTACACCGTGACGGGCGCGGTCGCTAGTGTCGCCAGCCCTTACATTTTGCGTCTGGCAGGCCGCACAGAGGCGGCGGACTATTTTGCGCAAGGCACGCTGCAATTCACCAGCGGCGCGAACGCGGGCTTGAAGCCTTTGGAAATTAAAGCCTACGCCCTCGACGGCTCGGTCGAACTGTACGAGCCGTTTTATTACGCCCCCGCCGTGGGCGATGCCTACAGCCTCGTCGCAGGGTGTCGCAAGCGGCTGCAAGATTGCCGCGACAAATTTAACAACGTGCTGAATTTTGGCGGATTCACCCACGTTCCAACCACCAGCCAGTACACGCAGCGAGGCCTGAATTGATTCGACCAGACGACATCCTCGCTTACGCTCGCGAGTGCCTAGGCACGCCGTTTCGGCATCAAGGTCGCCTCGCCACCGTGTCGCTCGATTGTATCGGCGTGGTAATCCACGTTGCGCAGCGACTGGGCTTGCCGCACGTGGATCATTTTGGCTACGGGCGAAATCCATCAGGCATTTTGCAGGCCGCGCTTGACGCGCAGATTTGCCTGCAAGCCGTGGCGGTCGCGCAGGCGGGCGACGTGCTGCTGATGCGTTTTGACGCAGACCCGCAGCACGTTGGAATTTGCACGGGCGAGGGGCTGATTCACAGCTACTCCGCCATCGGGCAAGTGGTCGAGCATCATCTGGATGACGACTGGCGCGCCCGCGTGGTCAAAATTTATCGGTTCGTGCAGCCATGAGCGTGGTCGGCACGGTCGCCGCCGCCGCGACGTTTTTTGTCACGGGTGGAAACGCGCAGCTCGCATTCCAAGCCTACGGCTACGGCTCGATGGCGGAGGGTATTCTCAACCCGCCCAAAGCCCCGCACAGCGTCGGCCCACGTCTTGGCGATTTGACTCAGCAAACCGCCACCTACGGCGCGGTCATCCCCCGCGTGTATGGCACGACGGCGATTCTGGGCAATGTATTTTGGCTGGAAAATAATGCGCTGAAAGAGGTCGCCACCGAGCAGGCACAGGGTGGTGGAAAAGGCGGCGGCGGTGGGGCGACGCAGACCACTTTTTCTTACTACGCGACCTTCGCGGTGGGCTTGTGCGAGGGCGAAATTCAGGGCGTGCGGCGCATCTGGCTGGGCGGAAAGTTGTGGTACGACGCGGGGTCGAACGACCCATCCGCCATCGCCGCCAGCAACGCCGCGCAGACCTATTTTGCCCTGCATACAGGCTCCGAAACCCAAGCCGCAGACACCCGAATGCAGGCCACGCTGGGCGTGGCAAATACCCCCGCCTATCGCGGGCTAGCGTACTTGGTTTTTAAGGATTTGCCGCTGGCGAATTACGGCAATTCGCTGGCAGGTACGCAGGTCAAAGTCGAGGTGGTGAACAGCTACACCTGGGCGCACCAGCCATTTGAGGTGACCGAATTCCCCAGTCTCGTTGCCAACAACGTGAATGGGCTGGCCTTCGACCCTATCACAAATTCGATTTGGATTTCGCATTACGGCGGCTTGGTAAAATTTAACAAAACGACCAATCAAATTTCTGTCGCTGGCCCGACATTTAACGGCGGGCGTTGCATTTTTGAGCCGAAATCTAAATCCGTTTGGGCGTTGGTGATTAACGCTCCCACAGCTTACAGGCTGGATGTCGCGACTGGCTCAATCAGCAATATTTCGCTGCGCGGCTACGGCGCGGACATCGTATTCGACGATGTGACCAATTCGGTGTGGATTGCCACGCAGAATTTCGGCGGCAACGTCATTCAGGGCACAAATGCGATACAGGCTTTTGATGTCGCAACGGGAATTGAGCGCGATTACATCGCCGTGATGGACAACGGGAGTGACCCAAACAGTTATGGCCCGCGCCCAACCGATTTGGCTTTCGACAAAAAAAACGAGCGCATTTATTGGATTGACCGAAATAACGTATATGGAAATTCATTTTCGAGGGTCTGCTACGCCTCCATCCACACATCAAAATCAGCATTCTGGACTGCCAATAGCGGTCAGGGTGGCTGGTTCGATTCGATGTATCCGATTGCTCCAACCTCCACTACACCAGCGTCTGCGGGCTATATTGGCGGTGGAACGACAGAATGGATTCGTTATCAAGGGGTCGGAGTTTCCAATCCGACAAAAACGCCGAACGGAATTTGCATCGCAGATGGCCTGCTCGGAATTTCCCATTTGGATAGCGGAGTCGGGGCGAGCGTAGATTTTTTTAATACCACCACGAACCTGTGGTTCGGGTTGAGCGGATTTTTTCAGCCCGCAAAAATGATTTTTGAACCAATCTCTAACTCGGTATGGGTATCGGATTGGAACAATTTATGGCGCATCGACCTGGCATCGCGGGCGAAAACGAATTTTTCACTCGGCAGCGTGGCGGGGTGCGGAATTTGTTTGGATGTTGCCGAATCCAGCATCTGGGTGAGCGCGCTCAGACCGAACCAGACGTTGTACGCGCTGAACAGAATCACTCTCACTCACTCTGGCTTCGGTCTAAACCCAGTCGGCTTGGGGGAATTGATTACGCATGAAATCACTCAATCCGCCCTGCTCGCGCCCGCAGATTTTGACGTGACCGCGCTCACGGCCTCGGTTCGCGGATTCCGAATTGGGTCGGTTGCCAGCATCCGCTCAGGGCTGCAACCCCTGCAAGGCGCGTTCCCTTTTGACGTAATCCAGCACGGCTACACCATCGCGTTCAAGCCGCGTGGCGGCACGTCAGTCGCCACCATCGACTATGGCGAGCTGGATGCGCGCAGCGCGGGGCAGGCCGAGGGTGTTCAGCTCACCAACGTGCGCGAAATGGATTCGATGTTGCCCAAAAAAGTCAGCGTTAAGCACTTGGATTTTTCGCGCGAATATGACGTTTCCGAGCAGTATGCCGAGCGGCTGAACACCGATGCGGTGAGCCTCACCGCGCTGGATTTGCCAGTGGTGTTCACCGCCGCCGAGGCCGCCCAAAAGGCGGAGATGCTCCTGTACCTGTATTGGCTGGAGCGTTGTGACGTGAGTTTCAAGCTGCCGCCTACCTACAATCACCTAGAGCCTGCCGACATCGTGACCATCGTCACGCCCTCGGCAACCTACGTGCTGCGGCTGGTGAGCGTGAATTACACCTCGGATGGGCGGGTGGAGTGCGTCGCGAAATACCACAACCCAGCCGTGTATTCGCCCACTTCCTTGGGTGCGGAGGGCGCGTCCACGGGGCAGGTGCTGACCCATGCGGGGCTGGCCAGCTACGTCCTGTTGGACGTGCCGCTGCTACAAGACATTTACGACATGGCGGGCTTTCCCATTGCGATGACGGGCTTGGAGACTGGCTGGAGCGGTGGTGTGGTTTACAGCAGCCCCGATGCGGGGCAGACCTGGAACGCGCTGCAAGGCTTCGGTGCGCCTGGAAGCACAATCGGCACGACGGGCGCGCCTCTCGCTGCGCACGACGGGTTGCTGATTGACAAGGCATCGCGGCTCGCCGTGACCCTGCTGCACGGCGCGACGCTCGCCAGCGTGACCGAGGGCGCGATGCTGGGCGGGGCAAATTATTTTGCCTACGGCGCGGATACGCGCTGGGAAATTATCGCCGCGCAAAACTGCGTGCAGCAGCTCGATGGCAGTTACGTTTTGACCGACCTGCTGCGCGGGCGCATGGGTACGGAATGGGCGACTGGCTTGCACCAGACGGGCGACACGCTGGTGTTGCTGGCGAGCGCGGGGCTGCGATTTGTCAGCACCAATCTCAATCAAATCGGCCTCGAAAAATCGTATCGCGGCATCACCAACGGCGACAAAATCAGCGCGGACAGCAACCGCGCTTTTGCCTATCGAGCCGTAAATCTGCGTTGCCTATCGCCCGTGGGCATTACGGGCAGCATCGCCGCCACGGGCGACTGGACACTGGGCTGGACGCGCCGCACCCGACTCGGCGGCGAATGGCGCGACAGCGTGGATGCGCCACTGGGCGAGGCAGTCGAGGCTTACGACATCGAGATTTTCGGCGACGCGAGCCGCGCTGCGCTCAAGCGCACTTTGCACGGCAACGCGCCCAGCGTGGCCTATTCCGCCGCGCAGCAAGTGACAGATTTCGGCGGGCTGCAATCGACCCTGTACTTGCGGATTTATCAACTTAGCGCGACCACGGGGCGCGGCTACCCCCTCACCGCCACCATCACGAGGTAAAAAATGTCCAACAGCACCACCACCCTAGACCTGCTCGCACAGGCGCAAGCAGGCAAGGAAATCACTGCCAACGCTTTATTTGACGCGGCCTCGCCCGCCATGCTGTACGGTCGTCGCCAGTCCACCACCAGCGGGCTGGTGTGGGGATACTATGGCGGAGTAGTAGCCAACAACGGCGCGCTGGTGGCGGTGGCGAACGGCGCGCTCACGCTCGCCGCGAGCGCAACAAATTACATCGAGGCCACGGCGGCTGGGGTGGTGTCCACCAACACCACGGGCTACACAGCAGGGCGCAAACCGCTCTACACCGTGGTGACGGGGGCAGGCAGCATCACCAGCTACACCGACCACCGCTGCGACATGGGCGACGGGGTGCAAGGCCTCACCACGCTGGTGGCAGGGGCGGCGACCGTGGTGAATGCCGCCATCACCGCTAACAGCAGAATTTTTTTGAGCGTCCACACAGCGGGCGGAACGCAGGGATTTTTAAGCACCAGCCGCACCGCTGGGACAGGCTTTAGCATCGCCTCCACCAGCTCCGCCGACACCAGCACCATCGCCTATTTGATTTTGGAGGCCGCGTGATTACCAGAATTTTAGACGCAGGGGCAAGCCCCCTGCTCGCCCCCGACGGCGCGCCGCTGGTCAATAAAACGGTTGAATTTGTCATCGTCGGAATTGACGGTCGCCCAATCGACGTATGGGACGCTCTCACTGGCGAACGCATCGTCGGCACGGTGTACGCCGTGACCGACGCGAATGGAATTTTGCGCTCCGCCGCGCACCCTGCGCAGCCCCTCGCGCTGTGGCCCAACAGCCGTGGCGATGTTGCCACCCAGTACGCCTGCCGCGTCCACCACCCCTCCGTGCGCGATTTTCGAGGCAACGTGCCAGAGGGCAGCACGCCGCTGACGTGGGTCGAATTTATGGCGGGCGGTACCCCGCTCACCCCGCAGCAAATCAGCGTGTTGGATGCCCACATCGGCAATGCCGCCGTCCACCTCACGCCCGCCGAAAAGACCCTGCTGGGGCAATTGGCAGGGACATCGCAAGCGGCGGCAAACACCATGCAGCTCACCGCCGCAGTGTCGGTCGGCGGGCATCTGGTGGTCACCACGGATGCGAGTGGGCAGGCTATTCCTGCCAGCAACAGCGTTGCCGCGCACGCGCTCGCCATTGCAGGCATCACCACGGGTGCGGCGGTATCAGGCGCGCCTGCCACGGTGCAATTCGCGGGCGAATTAACCGAGCCAACGTGGGCTTGGACACCCGACCTACCCTTGTTTCTCGGCGCAAACGGCTTGCTCACCCAAGCCGTTCCTGTCGCACCTGCTGCCTTTGCGCTGGTGATGGGTTACGCCATCACCTCCACCAAAATTTTGCTGCACCCCAAGACCCCGCTGTTCATCAACTAAAAAAGGAGATTCACCATGGCTGGCCAAAAATACATCGCAAACAACGCGGGCAACCTGACCGAGGTTGCCGCAACCCAGACCTCCGCTGGCGCAGCGGACGCAGGCAAAATCCCCGCCCTAGATGCCGCTGGTCGTCTGGCATTGCAGATGATGCCTGTGGGCATCGGCGCGGACACAGCCACGCTGACGGCCTCCGAGGCTTTATCAGCAGGAGATTATGTGAGTGTGTGGAACAACGCAGGCACGCCCTCAGTGCGTAAGGCGGACGCAACGGCGGCGGGCAAAGAAGCGCACGGCTTTGTGCTGGCTGCCGTGGCTTCGTCGGCGGCTGCCACGGTCTATTTCGAGGGGACGAATACCGCTGTCACAGGCCAGACTGCTGGGGTTGTATACCTCCAGACCACCGCTGGACAGGGTGGCACTGCTGCCCCCACGGGCGCGGGCAACGTCGCGCAGTGCATCGGCTTCGCGGTGTCGGCGACGGCGGTGAATTTTCAAAGCAATCGCCCCATCGTGCTGGCTTAAAAAATCATGGGGATCAAAAAACCGCTCGTTTTGAATGCTGGGGTGCTAGGCGAAATGGCCAGCGGCGATGCCTTGCAGCTCGCCGTGTTGCCGCGCACCACCTCCGTTGCCGATACCGCCACGGGTGCGGTCAGTGTCGATACGACTGACGTGTATCGCATCACCGCGCTGGCACAGGCTTGTACTTTTGCCGCGCCCACTGGTACGCCTGTAGATTCGCAATTGCTGGAGTATTGCCTTGCCGACAACGGCACGGCGCGGGCATTGGCTTGGAACGTCATCTTTGCGTCGGCAGGGGCGACCTTACCGACCACGACCGTGGCAGGCAAGGCGATGCGGTTGATGATGCAGTACGACTCGGCCTCGGCGAAGTGGGACTGCATCGGCTTGGCGCAAGAGCCATGAGCAGCGCAATGATGCTGGCAGCGGCGGCGTTGATGCCGCGCAGTACGCCAAAAATTTACGCGACGCTGAACCCAGCCGACAAGGCGGCAGCGATGACCCTGAGCAATGGCAACCTGACCGTTTTCCCAACCACTGGAGCGAGTTACAAATCGGTTCGCGCTACTCAGGGCAAATCATCTGGCAAGTGGTACTGGGAGGCGAAGCTGGATGGGGTCGCAGTCAACCCGTGGATGTATCTGGGCATCGCAACCTCGGCTTCCAGTTTAACGGCGAATCCGTCAGGTTATAACCCTGCTGTGACGGATATGCCAGGCGGCTCTACCTACAAAAATGCAGTGGTTTCCGCCAGCCATGCGACCCAACAAATTGCCAACATGGTCTTGGGTTTTGCCCTTGACCTGGATGCAAAAACGCTAAGCCTGTATGGCAACGGGGCAAATTACGCGAACATCAGCTTGATTACGGCAGGCACGTATTTCCCATTCGTCGGCTTTTACAGCACTCAGTCATCGGGGTCGCAAGTGACGGTGAATTTCGGCGCAACCCCATTTTTCATGGCTGTCCCAACTGGCTATAACGCAGGTTGGTATTTGTGAGGAGGCAAAAAAATGTATTTGCACCAAGGCTTAAAAATTCGTGGCGTGGTGGAAATCGGCGGGGTGAATTACCCACCGATTTTTTGGACGCAGGCCAGCCCTGAGCAACTGGCTGCGCTGGGTGTGAGCTACGTCCCAGACCCAATCCCGCCCGACGCGCTGCTGTTTAACTGGGCTGAAAATCCAGATGGCAGCCTTGCCATCACCCCAAAATCCCAAGCCGAGCTGGATGCGCAGCTCGCGCTGGAGAAGTCCTACCACATCGAGCAGCTCAACGCCGCGTGTCAAGCCGCGATTGTGGGCGGCTTCGTCAGCGCGGCACTGGGCGTGCCACATACCTACGATAGCAATATCGAAGACCAGCTCAATCTCATCGGCGCGAAGGGCGCAGGCATAGACATGCCGTACAAATGCGCGGACACGGCTGGGTTAAAAACCGAGCGACTCCACACCGCTGTGCAGATTCAACAGGTGTTTTTCGACGGCGTGCGCTGGAAGCAGACCAATTTGTACAAATGCTCTGCGCTCAAGGCTGCCGTGCAGGCGGCGACGACCTCGGCACAGGTGGATGCGGTGGTGTGGTTATGAAAAAACGTCTGCTGCTCCTCCTCTTCCTCTCCGTCGGATTGATTGGCGTGAGCATCGCCAGCGCGTGGCTGGTGTTGGCGGCGATTTTTTCGCCCGACGGCGATCGCGCCCATCGCATCGTGCTGGCTCTCGACCAGCTCGGCAACGCCGCCACAGGTGGCTCTGAGGACGAAACCATCAGCAGCCGCGCAGGGCGGTTGCGCAAGGAGGGGCGCGGCTGGGCGTGTGTGCTGTGTCGGGTGCTGGATTGGCTGCAAAAAGACCATTGCGAAAATTCGATAGGGGTGTAGGGATGCAAAAAAAATCAGACGAGTGGGACGGCGACGAACGCCGTGATGGGGATGGGCGTTGGCAGGTGGACAAGCACGTCCCGATTGCCCTCATCATCACGCTGGCCTTGCAGACGGGCGGCGTGATTTGGTGGGCATCCTCGCTCAGCACGAAGATGGACAGTATGGCGGGGCAGATGATTGAGTTCCGCGCTGAAAAATACACCGCCCACGATGCCGAGCGCGATGCGCGGCTGGTGGATCAGCGACTGGCAGATCTGGCGCGCCGTGTTGGCGCGCTGGAAAATAAGGAGAAATGATAATGCGGCACGCAACCCTGATTCGACAATCCCCAACCGCCGATGGTACGTTCGGCACACTCACCCTGGACGACGGGACGCAGTTCGCCACGGGCGAGCTGCCGTGGAAAAACAATGCGCACGGCGTGAGCTGCATCCCTGCGGGCGAGTATCCATGTCGCTGGATCACCTCGCCCAAGCACGGCGAGTGCTATCAGGTAGTTGGCGTGCCTGGGCGGTCGATGATTGAGATTCACTCGGCAAATTTTATGGGCGACGCAGCGCAAGGTCGCCGCGCCCAGTTGCTCGGCTGCATCGCGCTGGGCAAGTCTGTGGGCGTGCTGGATGGGCAATTCGCCGTGCTGTCCAGCAAGGTCGCTGTGGCGGAATTTGAGGCCAATCTCGGCGGCGACGAGCTGGTCTTGACCATCGTAGGGGAGCAGGTATGCGTTGGCTGACCCACATCCTCACGGGCATCGACAACGAGACCCACGACGTGGCGCGAGTGCTGGCGGTGGTGTCATTCGCCGTCGGTCTAGGCCTGTGCGTGTATAGCGTGGTGGTGCACGCCCAGCCATTTGACTTGCAGCAATTCGGCATCGGCGTGGGCGCGATGTTCGTCAGCCTGGGGGCTGCGCTCAAACTCAAAGAAGGGACAGAGCCAAAATGAATCCACTGATTTTGCTGCGCGCCGCCCCCTATCTACTGGGTGCGGCAGCCTTTCTCGCCGCCCTGTGGCAAGCCCACAATTTCGGCTACGACCGCTGCCAAGCCCAATGGGACGCGGCTCGCGCCCGTGCTGCGCAAGCCGTCATCGCCGAGCAAAACGATCGCCTCGCCGACCAAGCGCGTCGCGCCCACACCATCCAACTCGCACAGGACATCCACGACCATGACCAAGCCACCGTTAATCATCTTGCTGCTGACCTGCGCAGCCTGCAACTCCACATCCCCACCCTCTGCAACCTGCCCGCCAGAGGTGTCACCACCGCCGATAGCGACCAAGCCAGCAGGCTACTTTCAGAGCGAGTGGACGCGAGCTTTGCAAGACTTCAAGGACGCGCTGGCGACCTCTTCGGTGAGGCCGACCAACTGAACATAGACGCAGCGCGGCTGAATCGCTCACTCCCTTAAAATTCGCTGCATCGCCCACCACATCAACGGGTGGACACGGCGATGGTTCTGAGTTCCTTGCTCCGCCTCCCAGCACTTCACGGCGTTGATGCTGGTCATCCAGCGCGCAGCGGCTTCGGTCTGTGTTAGACCGTGCGCCTTGCGCAGCTCTGCCACTTCTTGCGGCGTGGGGTTGCGCTCCGCCGAACCGCGCCCTCGGTTTGGATGATTAGACATCGCGCACTGCCTCCCCAATCGCTCGCGCCAGCTTCGCCAACGCTCCCACATCGGTGAGCGTGATGCGGCGCGGCTCACACAATTCGTAGCACGAACACATCACCAGCCACACCTCGCCTTCGGCATTCGCCAGCCACGCCGTGGCATTTTGTAAGGCCTCATCCGCCATCCCTTGCATGTCTTCTCGATACTCGACCGTGTCGAGCGGGTCGAACAGCGCGACGAGCGCGCCGTTTTCAAATCTTGCTAGCTTCCAGCCACAGCCTGTGTAGAGGTCTTTCTCGACCTCCGTCAGTTGAATGACGGAGCAGGCTTTTTCCTGCTTGATGCGTGATTGAATTGACATGGCGATCTCCTAGAAGTGCCTGGTTTGCGACCAGGCGTTATTTTTTAATAAAGAGCAACCTGAAATTTTGTTATCCAGAAAATTCTATTATCAGAAACTGGTGCAACGGTGTCGCAGTCTATGCGGAAGAATTTTAAGCCGAGTTCCTCAATATTGGCTTCGATCCAATCGTCTCCGCGAGCTTCGATTTGACCGATGACTTTGTTCGCAAAGTCTACCGCTTTTTGAGTTGGAGCACTTTTTACAAGTTCCGCTGCTACGAAGTTGAAGTTTTGGTTTTTCATTTTATTTCTCCAGCCCCTGTTCCCGAGGCGCGGTATCTGCGTTGTGCCGACGGTTTTTATTATAGGCGCGTTGCGCCTAAAGTAAAGCGATTTTTAAACTTTTTTCAACTAGCCGACGAACGGTAGATTTTTCAGGACGAACGGCAAGCGTTCCAGTCCGCAAAATGCAGCGAGACCCGCATCTGGACGTGGTGCGTTTTTTTCATTTTGCGGACTGGAATTTTGAACTGGGCGGCTTGAGCAAGCCAAAGGCGGGGGAGGTTTCGAGTCAAGTACATTCGACCACTCTGCCACCTCTCCGAGGGCGTGGATTCTAGCATAGCGGGGCGTTTGTGTGTTTGTCTCAGTCCGCAATTCTGATTTCAGTCCGCAATTCGTAAAATTCTCACCGCGTTGGGGTGGTCTTTTGACCTTGTCGGGCGCGGACGTAGTGTTCCGTCATCGCCATGCCTGTGTGGCCTAGTTGGAGCTGGGCTTCGCGCATTCGCTCACCAGAACCATTCTGGTGCGCATTTCAGTTAATTCTGTGTCTGCCATATCCACAGATTCTTCGAGCCGTTCGAGGGCTTCCCAAGCATCTAGCAACCGAACTTCCAGCTCCTTGCGTGACATTGCGCGTACCGCAGTGAGTGCGCCTTCGCCCCATACTGCGAGTGGGTCGTCGTTAATGTTCATTTTGCTTTATCCTTCTGAGCAATAATTTGAATGCAGTTGCTGCCACGAGAGGAACTTGTCCGTTTCCAATGGCTTTAAGTCTGTCCACCCTAGAGGCCACCCTGGTTGCTACACGAGGGATGCCATTCTCCCAGCTACCATCTTTCCAAGCCTCTTGGCCGTAGTATGCCAGAAGTCGTGACAGTGCTTGCAGAGCGTCTGAATGTTCTCCTTCTCGTTGTTCTTGATGTTTTGATCCTGATGATGTGCTTGCAATGCCCTGCTGTATCCGCACGCCTCGCATTTCTTCTTCAAGTGCTTCCTCGCACGCCATGAATATCCGTGCTTCGTTAGGTCGGTTCGCATGTTCGCACAACTCAGAGAGCAAAATCGCCGCCTCTGGAATGCTGACAAGTCTTCCAATCGACCCTGATACCTCTTCCGCAACATGACCGATCCGCAATATTCGCATTGCTTCTCTTGCTCTTGTTTCTTTATCATTTGTTCCTCCCATTAGCCATGGCAGATACCATACATGACTAATGGGATTCAAGCAAGTCCAATCTTTAGGCCACCCCATTAAACCTTCTACCCACATCGGGTTCAGAATTCCACCAGCATGAGTTGCCAATGTCGGAGCATTCCTGGTGGATTCGCTCGGGCTGTTGTGTTCTTTGGCATTGTGTGCGGTTGGGGTTGGGAATTGTAACGTTCTTTTTTTCAACGCCTTCCTGCTGTTGCTTCCGCCATCCATCCCCGTGGTGTTCGGAGTGTGAAAAAATGTCTCGTTGTTTGGCAAGAATCCAGATTCGCTCTCTGAGATGCGGCGCGCCAACATCGGCTGCTGATAACACTCCCCATTCCGCATCGAACCTGAGCGAGGCCAAGTCTCCAAGGACTGTTCCAAGTCCGCGAGAAGTGAGCCTTGGGCTGTTTTCCACGAATACGTAACGGGGTCGAACTTCGCCAATAATCCTTGCCATTTCTTTCCAGAGTCCGCTGCGCGCCCCTGTAATTCCAGCTCCTTTACCTGCGACACTAATGTCCTGGCAGGGAAAGCCGCCCGAAATGACATCAACAATTCCTCTCCATGGCCTTCCGTCAAAATTGCACACGTCAGACCAAATTGGGAAAGGCGAGAGAATTCCATCGTTTTGTCGTTGTGCCAAAACTTGTGCGGCGTAGCCATCACGTTCAACTGCGCATACGGTTCGCCAGCCGAGCAATGTCCCCCCAAGGATTCCTCCGCCCGCGCCTGCGAACAATGCGAGTTCTCGTAAGCCTGAATCATCGCTGCGCTGAATATCCAGCTCATTCATTTTTCCCCTCGTTTCAAAATCCGCACCAACCGTGGGTACGCCCACATGCTCGCCGTTATGCCGAATGGCCCACCGAGCAAAAACGCCGCGCACTCGCTGGTGCTGGCGTTCGGGGCGAGTTTGAATAAGACCAATTGCCCGCCGCCAATGAAAAAGCTAGTAAACGCCGCCGCGATAAAATGTCGGTTGTTGACATTTAGTGATTGCAGGCCTAGGGCAAAGACCAGCACAAAGGTGCTGCCGAACAGGGTGATTTCGGTCATTGCGCCATCTCCATTACATCGCATCGGGCGCGGTATAAATCGTTGACGGTGAGTGTCTGCATTGCACTCTCGACGCGTTCAATCGCGGCGGCGACAGTGGCGATTTCGAGCGTGTTCAAAATCCATTTCCCTGTCGCATCACCACGTGCGGCAACTTGATTCATGGCGCGCATCGCGCCCTCAAGCACAGGCAGGACGCTGCCGTCTTTGGGCGGACTGCGGTAGAACGCTGCCCACAGCACGTTAAACGCTGCACCGATGCGGTCAAAATTGGTTTTCCCCAGATGCCCAAGTTTTGCTGCCATTAAGCCGAAGCGCAGCTCCTGCGCGAACTGGTCGCATAGGTCGCGGGTCATGGGAATTTTGATTTCACGGGCGCGGCGATGGCATTTTTTGCGCATGTTTTGTCCCCCAGTTCATGGCTAGATTCCATTCTCAATAAATTCGCCATCTGCTCCCAAGGTATACCAGTGATTGGCCTTAATTCCGTTATCGCCGACCTTGCTTGAGCGTATATGCAAGATGTTGCCGTCTTTGCCCCGATAAACAAGACAGATTGCACATCCTTCGGCGGCCTGTGCGCAGCCATATTGCCCAGTTGAGACAGCAATAGATGCCATGCCAGTTGCGGATGCCGCGCCTTGGTATCCAGTTGCGGATGCCGCGCCTTGGTATCCAGTTGCGGATGCCGCGCCTCGGTCGCCAGTTGCGGATGCCGCGCCTCGGTATCCAGTTGCGGATGCCGTGCCTTGGTAACCAGTTGCGGATGCTGCGCCTTGGTAACCAGTTGCGGATGCTGCGCCTTGGTAACCAGTTGCGGATGCTGCGCCTTGCTCGCCAGTTGCGGATGCTGCGCCTTGCTCGCCAGTTGCGGATGCTGCGCCTTGCTCGCCAGTTGCTGTATTATTACTTTTTATTTCCTTCATTTTTCCCTCGCTTTCAATGTAATTCAATTATGGATTTTGATTTCACGGGCGCGGCGATGGCATTTTTTGCGCATGTTTTGCTCCCCAGTTCATGGCTGCGAACAGCCGATTGGCACATTCGATTTGCGCGTTGGTTTTCAGGTCGGCGAGCGCGCTTTTTGATAAGTCTGGGCGGGGCTGATAGGCTTGTATTTCGCCCAAATCCGCGACCTGATACACGTTCAGCCACCGCCCGCCGCCCTCTGCGCGGGAGGGGGATTTTTTGACCACTTTGATCAATTGGTATTGGTGTATCATCGAGTGCAAAATTTGTTTTTTTGCCAGCTCCGCATAGCCAAATCTCGGCACGTCTCGCGCCGTGAATGTCCCCGTCGAAAAATTCTGCGCGATGTGGTCGTAGATTTTTTTTCGCAAATTCATTTCAGCGTCCTCCTCGCCAGTTCGACTGCATCCGAGTGCCGAAAAGTGAGTCGGCGAAAATAAAAATAGTCACGAAAAAACTGGGCGGAGCGGCGAAATTTTTTGAGCAACGAACGCATCACATCCCCCTGGCTGGCTTGCAGATAATGGCGAATTGCCGCGCCACATCGGGCATCATGCTCGCGCCAATCAGGTGAGCCTGCATTGCTGTGGGTGCGATGACGTTGCGCACCACGCGCTCGGAGTCGTAAATCAGGGTCACGACAAAATGTTTCATTTTTCCCTCACTTTCAAAGTTGTGCCCTTGGGGATTTTCCCGTCTGGGGTGCGAAATTCTTCGGTGTCTAAAATTTGATGCGCTGCCATCACCGCACAGGTAGCGCGCACTTCGATGTTGCGCGGCGGCTGGTTGGGCAGGGTGAGCGTGGCGAGGTAGGTTTTCATAATCCCTCGATGCGCTGCTGACCAGCTTTTTCCAATTCAGCGGGGGTTGGCCACCCAGACGGGATACCGCAACAATTGCTGGCCTCTTCTGGAGACTCCCAAGCCAAATCGCAGGTGCGACAGATAAATTTGTCCGCGCAGCATTTTTCGGCCTCTTCCTGCTTTTTGTGTACCGCCTCGCAGTGGTCGCATTCCCAGCCGATGGTGACCTGGATGTCGCAGCAATCCATCGCTGCGTATTCGCCGTCGTGCCATTTTCCGCATTCTGGGCAGCCGAATTTTTGGGTTGCTGTAGCCATTTTCGCCTCGTGATTTAATCGTTGCTCGTCTCTCCGAGCCGTCACGTCGTATTGCGGTGCTGCTGCTCTCCAGACGTTCTCTTGGCGCGTTTACTGCCTCACCGCTTGCATCGCAATCTCGTGCAGTCTTGATTGCGCGTTCGTTGCCATTGCTGGCTCTGCACCGAATTAAATCGTCAGGCTTCACGCGCCTGAATCGGCTGGCTTCTTTCGCACTGCCAGCGGTCGCGGCTCTTTCGCCGTGTCATTTTTGGTGGTGGGTGCTGATCTCCCACTTGGCGGCCTCACCCCACTTCTACCCGCCCGCTTCGCCGTGCCGATTGGGTGTTCGCACGATCTACTCCGCTTCACTCCGTGCGCATCAGCCTGCGCGATCACCAAAATTTTTTTATTCCAAAGCGTATTCAACCAGCATATTTTTTGCGTATTCAACCAGCATATTTTTTTTAAATAACTTGCCTGTTTTTAGGCTTTCGCAGTCGTTCGCAGCAGATTGCAACGCAAAGGCCAGTCGACGCATCTGGCTTGGAGTCATTTCGGCATCCAGCCCAGGTAGATTTTTAATCACTGCCAGCGGTTTTAAGTCGTGGGTTTGGGTAAGAATTACTTCAAGCGTTTTCATTTTTGAATCTCCTGTTAGGTGCGGCATGGGGGTATTAAACACCTTTGGATGTTTTCTTGTCAACACCTTTAGATGTTTTTTTATTCAAACGGAAAGCCGCCTGAATTTTTTCAGGCGGCTCGATTGGTTTTTAGGCTGCGGGAGGATTTATTTTTTGCGCCATCGCGCAGATTTACAGCGGTAGGATTTTTTACATAGGGCGCGGTCTTTTCGAGTTTTTGCTTTGTGCCGCTCGACCGAAAGCCATTGCATGTTGTCGGGACGGTCTTCACCCCCGTTCATCAAAGCCATGACATGATCAATTTGATAGCCTGGGCAAGCCCCTTTGACCTTGCCTGTGCTGGGGCATGGGTGGTCGCGCCGAAACGCGTGCGTTTGCGCCGCATCGCGGGGCAGTGCGTAGGCTGTTGCTGTTGCTGTTAAAAAAATACTAAGAATTACTAAATTTTTCAGCCAGTATTTTTCCATTGGGGGTGTTAATTCCTAGCATCGGCGCGTGTTGACAGCTTGGACACGCTTTGTACCTAGTCGATGTGCGCCAAACTGAATAAATTAAACCAGGCACTAAAAAACAAATCCAAAGCAGAATCTCGACACCTAGCGAGCCTTTGGTGATGGTAGTTGGATCGCCTTGTGTTCCGCAACTTGGACAGATCATCGCGCCTGCTTTGCTGATTCGTCCGTCTTTTAAAAAAAATCCTCTTATTATTTTATAGGTGTAGTAAAAAAATAAAAAAACCAGCGCGTAAGATAAAAAGTGTATGAAATTAAGCATCTTTTTTTACCTTCTTGGGAAATTGAAAAACATTATTGCGTTCCATTTTGTTTGGTTGATTCAGTAAGCGCAAAACTGGTTTGGACAAGCAGGTCTTTTTTGTATTCGGGCATGGTTTGCATTGCCATGCAAACCGATTGAATTTTTTTATCCAGACCATAACCAATCATTTCACCCTCCCCGCTGTCCAGCCAGACAGGATTTATTTTGCAGGCCACAGCGATTTTAACAATCGCTGCCGTTTCTTGTTGCACCCATTTTCTAGTTTTGAAATCACCTGTTGGGGCAAGCCAATTTTCTTTGCTAACTCCATTTGCGTAAGCCCAGCATGGCTGCGTGCGGCTTTGATTCGGTTGGCTAAATTCATGTTCGCGAAATTATACAACCTCTCGATTCTGGTCAAACATCTTGAGGTGTTGACACGATTACATCTTGAGGTGTAAAGTTCGGGCATGACACATCTTCTCAAAACAGTCGAAATCGCGGGCGGGCAAAACGCATTGGCGAAAAAGATTACTCACTGGCACGCAGCCAACGGCGATCCTTCGGTAGCTGTGAAACAGCAGTATGTATGGAAATGGCTGCGGTCTTCCTCTCCTGTTCCGCCTGCCGAGCACTGCCGCGCCATCGAGGACATCACGCAGGGCGCGGTGACGCGCTACGACTTGCGTCCCGATGTGTTCGGCCCGGCTCCTGAGTGCGAGTGCGCTGAGCCTGTGAAGGCGGTGGAGTGATGGATTCAAAAACTGTGCATATCGTCCCCGATGAGGCCTCTGTGGCGCGGGTTTTAGCGTTGTTTGAAGATGCGCTGAAGCTCCCGCCCGAAGTTCTCTTCGGTTTGTTTCAGCGCATGGAGCTGGGCGCGCAGTTGGTGCGCATCCACAGTGAAGGTTTTGTCGCAGGTCGGACAAGTGAGTTGCGGGTCTTGTTTGAGCCGACCGATGTTTTCTTGGAATGCTTCGCCGCAGTGCGGACAGGGGATGGTCATGCGGTGTGAGTCTAAATTGATGGTCATGGGTGGCCTCTTTGTGTGGGTTGGTTGCGTGAGAACTCCATCCTATCACGGGGGTGGCTACCCTCTTTTTTTGTGGGCGCGGTGATGCGCGCCCTTCGGTCTTCACGCTCCTCCCTGAGTGAAGTCTCGGCCTCCACGGCTGAGTTGTGCCGCTCCGTACCTCATGCGGGGCGGCATTTTTTTTGGGGCAGGGTTTGGCTTCGGCGGTTTTCATAATTTCAGCCTAAACCCGCACAGACGGGTCGGCAACGGTTGTATTCGGGAGGGGTAAACATGGACGAATTAGATATTTCAATTCATAAAACTGCGCACGACGCGGAGGGCGGGCTGGATGCGCTGCGCTCGGCGGTGGAACACGCACCGACGCTGTTGGCGGGGGCTTGAGATGGCGCGGATTGATTTTAAGCAGGTGGCAGAGGCAGCGCGCAATGCGCTGGATGGGCTGGTGTCGAGCTGGCTGATAGACGGTCGCTGCGATGGGCATGAGTGGGTGGCGCGCAATCCGACGCGCTCGGACGCAAAATCTGGCAGCTTCAAGGTCAATTTACGCACGGGCGCATGGGCGGATTTCGCGACGGACGACAAGGGCGGCGACGCAATCAGCCTGTATGCCTATTTGTTTGGCGGCTCGCAGCTTGAGGCTGCGCAGGCGGTGGCGGATCAGTTGGGGATGAACACCACCGCGCCCACGCCTGTGCAGCGGGTGGCGGTGGTGAAAACCGCCAGCAAGCCACGCAGCGAGTGGTCACCTATCGTGCCTGTGCCAGCGGATGCGCCTGTGCCGCCCGTGGCGCATCTGGTGCGCGGCAAGCCCGCCGCCACATGGACGTATCGCACCGCGTCGGGCGAGCTGGCAGGGTTTATTTGGCGTTTCGTGACCTCGGACGGGGGCAAGGAAATTTTGCCCGTGACCTTCTGCCAGCACGCTGAGACGGGTGCGCGGGAGTGGCGTTGGGTGGGTTTGCCCGACCCGCGCCCGCTATATGTTCCAG